CGTCGACCACGCTTGGAACGACCCGTCCTGCATCTTCCGGGTGATCGAGTGGCCCTACGCCCATGGCGAGATGCCCTTCACGCCGATCCGTTACATCAAGCGCCGCAAGCGCCTGTACGGCATGGGAATCCCGGAGTCGCTGGAGTCCCTCGACGACGGCCTGTCGACGGCTGTCAACCAGATGGTCGACAACGTTACGGTGGCCAACACCCGCGTCTGGTCGGTGAAGTCCGACTCGGACGCCATGCAGGCACTCCAGAACCTCTACCCGAACAAGCGGATCCCGCGAGACGAGGTGGACGACATCACGCCGCTCCAGGCGGGCGAGGTCTACCCCTCGATCTTCGAGACCCAGAACATCATCCGCGACTACGCCGAGCGGACGGCGAAGCTCTCGGACTACAACCTGGGCCGCGAGTCTTCCGCCCTGGGCGGGCAGGGGACCGCCACGGCCACGCTGGCCCTGCTCCAGGAGTCCGGCCAGTACTTCGACAACATCACGCGCGATGTCCGGGCGGGCATCAACGAGGCCCTTCAGCAGTGGCTCGACCTCCTGGCCCAGCAGAAGCCCCTTCAGCGTGTTCAGCACATCCTGGGGCCTCTGGCGCAGCCTTTCCTGGCCGCCCTCCAGCTCCCGTACGGTGACCTTCGCTCGCGCATAGCGATCCGTATCTCCTTCTCCTCGACCGCTGCAACGCGTGAGTTGGCCCGTCAGGAGGAGGTCTCGAAGTGGCAGGTCCTCTACCAGTACTGGCAGGGCCTGATCCAGGTCGGCCAGATGCGGTTCATCCAGCCGGGGCCGATGTCCCCAGGGTTCTCGAAGCTGCTCGACGAGATCGCCGAGTCCTCCGAGTTCTACATGCGAAACCTGCTCGAAGCGTTCGGGGAGAACCGCGCCAGCATTAAACTCCCCCAGTGGAAGGAGATAGCCAATGCCGAGCCCCCAGGATCGAACCCTATGGCGGCACTTGCAGGACAGCAAGGAATGGATGGCGGTATCGGCGCACCTCAAACAGCGGGCGGAAGACCTCAAGGTGGACCTCCACAGGTCAATCCTGGAGGGGGAGGAGCACAGGGCGAAGGTCCTGGCCGGACGCCTAGCGGAGGTGGGCCACCTGCTGGGGCTCCCTGACCAGGAGATAAAGAAGATAGATGCGGAACGAGAACGACAAGCCCTTGAGCAGGAGATGGTTGCGGAGCCTGATGACGACGAGGATCCGTACTAACCTGTGCTATCATTAAAGTTGAGGTGAACGATGACTGAAGAGACCACCAACCAGGAAACGGAGCAGCCGCAGCCTGACGAGCAGCAGCAGGCGCAGCAGTCTCCTCCGCAGCCGGACCCGGTGCAGCAGGCCCTGGAGGCCGCCCGCGAGAGTGCGCGGCGCGCCCAGGAGGAAGCGCAGCGGTGGTATCAGGCTGCGAACCAGAACCAGTACCAGCCGCCTGCGCCGGATGACGAGGACGACGAGGACGTTGACGAGGCCACGAAAAAGCTCGTCGACAAGAAGGTGAACAAGGTCACCGAGCAGATTGCCCAGGCGTACCAGCAGGAGCGCCAGGGCGATCTCGCGTGGCGCGAGAAGCAGGAGCGTCGCGCGGCCGCCCAGGAACTCCCGAACTGGAGTCAGTACGAGGCGGACATCGACGAGTACATGAAGAACGTCCCGCTCCACGTCCGCGCGGCCGAGGGCGCGTACCGCGAGGCGTACTACGCCATCGTGGGCCGCAAGATGACCGAGCAGGCCCAGGCCGAGGCCCAGCGCGCTCCCCAGGTGGTCTCCTCGGGGCGCACCCAGGCGGAGCCCGAGCCCGGCCCGCGGCTGGGCGATGACCAGCAGGCGTTCCTTCGGGAGTCTTTCGGCATCTCCCTCTCCGACAAGGAGCTGGAGACTCTGAGCCGTAAGACTGTGACCATCGACGACTTCGAAGCTCTGGAAGGTGACAAGCGATGACGACCAGCAAGAAGAAGACCGACAGCGAAGAGAAGGTGGGCGGCGCTCCCGAGGTTCCCCCGGAGCAGCGCAACGCCCCGAAGGGTACCCCTGAGGGTCCCGCTCACGTCTACGCCGAGCGTAAGGCTACGCCCAAGCGCGTGGAGATGGGCGAGACCTACACTGACGGAATCATGCCGGGCAAAAACGCCCGAGGACTTGTTCTTTCGCACCACAACTACATCACGCCGGACCCGCGGTACGACTACAAGTTCTGCTCGCTTCGGGACACTCACATCTCGCGTAACAAGGTGAACGGGTGGTCCCCGACTCGGGTAGACGGCAAGGAGATCGTGGCCGGGCGGATGCAGCTCTGTCAGCGTCCGAAAGAGATCGGTCAACAGCGCGATGCCGAACACCTGGAGATGGTCGAAAGGCGGAAGGCATCGCAGAGTGCGGCTGCACAGGCCAAGAAGCACAACCTCTCCATGCCTGTGGAGTCGGAGTCTGTTTCTTAGGAGGCTGAACCATGGCTGACGTTACTCCTTACCGGCCGTATGCCTCTGGACGTGGCGGAGTCTCCCCCACGACCATCTACGTCAAGCTGGAGAGCGGTGAGTCCGGCGTGCCGGGCGCGCTCGTCCGAGATGACGACAACGATGGTCAGGCCAACATCGGGAATGCCCAGGATCAGCTCATCGGCATCCTGGAGCAGGAAGTCTCGTCCAGCGACGCGAACGACCTCGCCCCGGTCTCGCTGTTCATCCCCGGACTGCTCTGGGAGATCAGCAACAACAACGTTGCCGCGTCCGTGGCCCATGTGTTCGACGGGCACAACTTCGCGGAGCACGCTGACGGCTACGCGGTTGTCGATGCGGGTACCGGCGCTTCGCCGGTCATGATCCTGGAGTACATGGGCGACACGAGCGGCACCTTCACGACCCATGCGTACATCGGGGCCAACGACACCACCGAGACGGCGGGCTCGCGGAACTATCCGTACGGGCAGCCGCTGGGTGGCACCGCAACGCTCTTCTCTTCGGGCTCCAAGAACGCTCGTGCGCTCTGCTCGATCATCAACACGGCCACCGTTCTCGGTGGCTCCATCGCCTAAGGGGGTGACACATGGCTAACACCATCACTACCGAGAGAGTCTCCCCCCTTGTTGCTCCAGGCCTAAAGAAGGTCATGTTCCAGGCGTACAAGGACACGCCGACTCTCTACGAGAAGATCTTCAACACCTCGAAGTCCAACCGGGCTTACGAGGAGTGGACCTCGGCTGTCGGTACTGGTGCGGTGGTCGAGAAGCCTGAGGGCAAGGGGATCAACTACTCCACCATCGACGTGCTGACCCCGAAGCGGATCACCCACGTCACCTACGGCCTGGGGCTCCGTGCCACCATGGAGGCCAAGCAGGACGAGCTGTACGGGATCCTGAACCGCATGTCGAGCGCGCTCGGCAAGGCGTTCAAGACCCGCCGCGAAGTCCAGGCGTTCATGGTCTTCAACATGGCGTTCGAAGGCACCAACCCCTTCCTGACCACCATCCACGGCCAGCCCCTCTGCTCGACCAGCCATCCGGTGGAGCGTCCGGGCTACGACACCATGACCACGACTCCGTCGACCGTTCCGGGCCGCGAGACCGTGACCAACGCCAACATGCCGGACACGCCGTCCGATCTGGACTACATGAGCCTGACCGACATGCTGACGTTGGCCAAGCGGACCTACGACGACGAAGGTGACTTCATGAACATCAACCCGAAGCACCTGCTCGTCACCCCGGAGAACGGCTGGATCGCGGAGGAGCTGCTCAAGTCGCGCATGCGGCCTGACACTCCGAACGACGCGGTGTCCAGCGTCTACACCTCTGGCCTCGACTGGATGGAGTCTCCGTGGATCCTGAAGGAGGGGATGTGGTTCCTGCTCGCTGACAAGGGCGACCACGACCTCCAGTTCTTCAACCGCATGCAGCTCCAGATCGAGTCCGAGGACGAATTCGACACCGGCGACACGCTCATCAAGGGAACGGAGCGGTACTCGGTCGGGTTCGCTCGGCACTTCGGAGTCTGGGGTAACAAGGGTGAGTGAGGAGGTGACCTATGACTGCTAAACAGCACCTCCACAAGCTTACCTACTGGCCTGAGCTTTACGGCGGGCGTCCCAAGGGCCACGCCAACGCAGTGCAGGCGTTCTCCAGCGCATGGCAGTTGGAGACCGGACAAACTGGGATTGACACTATTCTGTCCCTCCCGCCGGTCCCCTACTTCTCCTACGAAGTCTACGGGCTGTTGGTCCAGCTCCTGACAGGAGACTACCCCAACGAGCCTGCGGACTACACTCTGAAGCTGGAAGCCTTGATGATGTCTGGGGGATCGTACGGCCCCATTCTCGACACCACCGTCATCGAAGCTGAGGGCTGGGACAACAACGCGGGCCGTACTCTCGACAACTTTGTGTCGACGGCAGGCGGTTACAACAACCAGTTTGCTTTGTGGTTCGCGTCCCGGCCTAACGCGTCGGGATACGTCAACGATGTTGACGGGTGGGTTTCCGACAACGACATGCGGCTCGTAAACGACGAGTCGTCGGACGGAAACGGTTCGGACGATATCCCGTACTACCGGATTGTCTGTGACCAGTTCGTGGGGAACAGAGCGGACGCGGGGAATTACTCCCTGACTAATACTCCTATTGGTCTGGGAGCTTCTTTGGCTTCCTCGGGAAGTACGTACGGGCGGGCGGCCATGTGCTGCCACGTTCTCGTCGAGCCGTGGGACGGCATCGAGCTGTGAGTGACGAGACTGCACCCACGCGGCCTCTCTATGGGGAGCCCTGGTTCACCTGCCCGGTGACAGGGCTCTCCACGCCGCGCTCGAAAGGCATCTGGAGGAACGGGCGGCTCGTCAACCGACTGGCGAACGACGCCCCTGGCTACAAGGAGCCGCCCGATACCTCCGAACCCCCCATCGAAGAAACTGACCTGGGGGACCCTGTGATCCCCTATGACGAGAGTTGGTGATGGCCCAGTCGAACCTGACGCTTGCCGACATCAGAGCCGAGCTTGAGTTTCGCGTCCCCGACATGGAGGGGCGCGAGTCTCGTACGGACCAGCGCGTCAACTGGGCCATACGCGATGTCATAATGCAGCTCCGGCTGCCCGAGTTCGAGGACACCGCCACGACCACTCTCGTCGATGGCACCCGCGAGTACGATGTGCCGTCGGACTACCTGACGACCATCACTATGAAGAACATCACGCAGGAGCGGATTCTCGTCGGGCGGGACATCAACTACTTTGAGCGTCTAGATCAGGACGACGAGGGCGAGCCGAAGATCTACGCGCGCTTTGGGCTGAAGTACTTCCTTCACCCGACGCCGAGCAGCGACTACTCGGGCGACACGCTCCGTATCCGCTACCTGTCCTCGCCCGCCTCTCTGACCGCGGATGACGATCCCTTCCCGCTGCCCGACTACGCCGAGGAGGCTGTGGTAGCGGGCTCGGCCTATCGTCTCCACCGCGATCTGAACGAGATCGAGCGGGCGAAGTCGGCCTGGGTCCAGTACCAGGGCATCCTCCGCACGGTCTGGAAGACCCGCAGCGAGGAGTTTCTCCACAACCCTGACATGGGTGCGACTGGCATCGTCTCCAGCAAGCCCACTCTGAGGTAGCCATGGCGACCATCAACGACTCCTGGGACACCACAACTCCCGCGGGTGGCGACGCCGTCTCGTCTGGCGACGACAAGATCCGCGAACTCAAGCGGGCCGTCGAAGAGCGGATGAAGAACCTGGGCCTAAAGTGGCCCTCCGGTACCGACGCCGCCTCAGGGATATTCAGGGTCAGCTCGGACAACTACGTCGCGGACGAGGTTTCCATCTACGCCTCGGACGAGTCGACGAAGCAGATTCGGGTTACCGACACTGCCGTCGAGCTTAACGACGCGACGACTATCGATGACACCCTCGACGTTACCGGCAACGCTACGTTCTCTAGTGATCTGAACTGCACGGGCACGCTTCAGGAGGGCGGGACCGCGGTCGTCACGCAGGACACGAAGCGGATCGTGGTCCTCCAGCAGATGATTAACCCCAGCGGAGCAGACCTCGGCCCTAACGACATGCGTCTGTCGTTCCCCGACGGTGTGTCGTCTGGAACCATGACGGGGTTCTTCGCCAGACTCAAGTCTTCAGACCCTGACTGGGACTTGTCGTTCAACGCTAACGCGTTCACTGACGACTCGGCCCTTGGCAACAACGCGTACACGTCTATCTCTGGGCTCTCCTTCGCTACGAACGCGTTGTCCATCTCGTTCACCAGCTCTCAGGGCATCACCGTAAGGTTTACCACCACCAGTGTTACAGCCGGGCAAATCGACCTCGGCGTGGTTCTCCAACTGGACTACTGATGACGACCTCGTGGGAGAAGCCGGACCGCCAGCCCGCCGCCACGAACTACAGCTTGCTTCGGGCGGACGAGGTCTCGTCGCGCCAGTCCACGGTGAACGGCTCCTCCTATCGCATCTTCAACTTCGCCGAACGCCCTGAGCGTTGGATAGTCCTAAGCCCGCCCACGACGCGCGCTGA